ACCCAGTTCAGGCGGGCTTTGATAGATCATGAGTTCGCGCAGTTCGGTGCCCATTTGCTCCAGTTGCTTTTTCATCAACACACGCTTCAACGCACGTTTGGCCAGGCTGTCACCGCCAGAATACACTTCAGTTTTTGATCGTTTTTCTTCGTCTTCCAGCACTGCCAAACACTTGAAATAGTTGTCGTAGTACTGTCCCAAGGCATCGCCAATTTCGGTATACACATTGGTGGTTTCTTCACTGCGTTTGTTGAGTTCTCGAACTTCGGCTTTTTTCTCGTTGAGATTTTTGATTTGCGCCGCTGTGGGTGGCCGATCAGGTGGGTGCAGTTTGGCAAACTGATCGTCAAGATCTTTAAGTACGCCTTTAACGTCACCTGTGGCTGATTTGATGTCCTTGTACAGTTGACACCCTTTTTTCACGGCTTGAACAGCGCCGTTGGCTAACGCAAACAGTGTTAATGGATCCATTGTTATAACTCATGCCCCTACGCTGGGGGCTTGAGTTATTTAACAGATCTTGACGCTAGATTAACAAGTGGTTAATTAGCGATTACAACAAGGTTATTGCCAAAGATAACGTTTGTCCATTCTTTGTAGCCAAACTTAATGGATCACCTGCAACTGAATAGCCGCCAGCACTTGGGCCACTTGATGATAAAGTTTGTGTCACTCCGTCAACAATAACACTTATGCTGGTAACACCTGATGCCAATCCATTCATACTGTCTGTTGTTATAGCACCAATTGAAGTGCCGTTAAACCATACTGCTGTAAACGAAGATGTGTTGTACAGCATTGCAATGACATTGGGAGAGACACTAACTGATCCGTACGGGCCAGGGAAACCGGATTGATATCCGTATCTATTACCAAATGTACTATTCAATCCAACAGTTATAGTTCCTGTTACATCACCACTAGGCGGAGGTGGCGCCGCCTCTTCAACCACACTGACCCCACCACCAATTGTGATTCCACCACCAATAACTAATGCCATATCAAACTCCCTATTATGTTAGTATTTATTTAAAATCGTAGCACTTAGATCCAAGGTATCCACAGCCAGATGCCTTGACTCAACAACACTGTGCCAATCACAGCCACCACTTCACTGATCTTGTACATAGTATTGTTCACAGCAATGATACTGGCACTCAGCAACACAATGGCCAATTGAAATGCCATTGACGCAAATGTCAGCCATGGGCTGTGTCGTGTTGCCTCATCACGTGCTGCTTCGTAGGCCTGTGCTCGAGCCAACAGTTCACGCTTGCCTTCACCTTTTGCAGGGTCTGATTCATAACGTTCAATCTTGGCCTGCAACTCTGCTCGGCGCTTGGAGTCCGTAGTAGCATCCAATTGCCCTTCAGCAATGCTTTGCTTGATGCTTTTGCTTTGATAGAAAGCATAAGTGTCTGTGGCTTTGAGCATGTTTTTCAGTACGGCACCAGAGTAACTGTTTGAAAAGTAAGTTGTGATGGCCATGAACAAGGCCATGATCACAATTACTAAGCCTGCTTTGTCTTTGATCTGTGCTTCACGTTCACTGCGTGAGAGTGGTTTTGGTTGTGTTTGTTCTTCAGCCATGATTTAGTCCTTGCCTTTATTTTTTATCTTGGTATCTGTCTGTACTTTTTCTTCAAGTATAGCAATGTGCATGCGATTTTCTGCAATTTGATCGCGATTTTTTTGTATTTCTTTTTCAAGATCTTGACGCAGTTTTTCACGTGCTAGTTCGGCACCTGAGTTTGATGCTTGTTTGTTGTCGGCTGTGACTACAAGACTGATCTTGCTGTTTAGTATTGTTACTTCGTGTTGTATGTTGCTGAGTGCATTCATCAAGTATACCACACACGAGAACAACAACGGCAACAGTGCAAATGTCACTTTTTCAACAAAGCCACCTTTGGCTTCATTGGCTGCTATTTTTTCTGATAATTGTGCTGCGTCCATATTATAGTCCAAATCTTGTTTTGTTGGCGTTCCAACTTGTGGTAACACCGCCAGCGCCTATATCACCATTGTATATATTGACAATGGCCAACCGGCCGCCCCACAAACCACCCGGATCCCAACGGGTCATCAAACCATATCCAATTGAAGGGTTAGCAGCGCCACCAGGAGACTCGCCAGTTTTGGTTTGCACCAGTGTGTTATTTACATATAGTTTGAGTGCATCACCATCAAAGGTGCCCACAATCTGATACCAGGCACCAGGTGTTAGTGAATATCCAGAATTGGTAGTGTGAAATCCCCCACCATACCACCAAACTTGTAGATCAGTATCAGCATTATTAGACCCTAGGCCAAGATTGATAGTACCACCACCGTATGAGTATTCTGTGAATATGTTGGGCCCACTGCTGGTGTTGGTGCCATCATAGTAATGCCATGCTTCAATACTCCACGTGGCCAATGTGCCCAAGTTTGTGGTACTATATCCGTACTGCCCACTACCAGGATCAAATTGTAGATATCCACCATTGCCGCTGTTGTATGTGGGACTGTTGACCAGAGTAAAAGGCATTGACCCCACTGTGTCAGTCCAGGTGCTGCCCGAGCCTGGATAACTTGCAGGATTGCCAGCATCTAAACTTAATAGTACTGCCCCAGATGGTGCTGGCAATGGCACATTGCCCACAGTGATTCCGCCCTCAATTGTGATGCCACCTTGTATTGTTACTGGTGCTACCATATATTATGCTCCCATGATGTGTAGTGCGTGTTCGTAGTGTTTGATACGATCTTCCAAACCAATATACCCACCATTGATCTTCTTGGTCATTTTCTTGATGTCGCCGGCATCGGCTTCCACATTCAAGTTGTTGCTTTCCCAGAACCAGCAGGCACTTTGTGCGGCACCTTCAAATGTGCCCAAGTACTCAGCAGCTTCTTCAGGGGAGATTTCCAAGCTGGCAGCAAAGTTTTCATAGTTGCTTTTGCCAGTCAACTGTATGAGTCCACGTCCACAGTAACGATATCCATCTCCAGAGTGTTCGTCGCCGTTGCCCATGCGATTGGCATACACTCTGTTGGCAATCATCTCAGGCTTCTTGGCATAGGCTCGAGCCAGCTCGTCTGTGGGAAAATACTTGGGAAATACTTTTCTCAAGCTCTCTGCTTTGTAGTTCAAGTTTTCTTTGATGAATCTGAATCCACCAGACTCATGTGCGCACTGTGCTATGAAGGCAGCAATGCGTTCGGGTGTGTTGATTTCATAGTCTGGCAGTAACTGATCTAGTGCTTCATACCAGTGTTCAGCATGGGGTATGCCGGGCACCATTTGTTTTAGTTGTTGTATTGTTAGTTCCATAGTGGCTCCTTATTTTATGTTGTTGAATATTTGTTGTTGTTTTTGATACCATTCAATCCAGGCATCTGTTTTCACAGCACATTCATAATATGTGCCATAGTTCACTGTGACAGTTTTTGTTATGTCACTTAACTTGGCATCTTCTGACAATTTTTGCAGTTGTGGACAAGAGGTCATGGCCACGTTGCCTGGTGCTTCGGGAAACTTCTGTGTGACAGGCACCACAGTGCTGCATCCAACAAGTAGCAATGATAACAGTACAACTCTCATCAGCAGTTCCAACGGCGACGGGCTTTGCATATGGCTTTGTCAGGAGTCTTGGAGCAA